TCCCCATCGTCCAGTTCTGATAGACCGGGTAACATTCTATAGTGTAGTTTTGAGATAGATTTGCAGCTTCAGCTAAAAAGAGCCTCAAGTATGTCTTAAATGGCTTATCGCTAAAGTTGTTTAGTATTGTTAAATCGCTATCATCAAACTGTATGAGTGTTCTTCTAATATCGTCATATCCCTCTACTACTCCTATTGCATTACTGCTGTTAATTGAAGATATTTCTAGTATCTCATCTCTACCTGCATTCGTTGTAGGGAGCCCTGAATATATTGTTGCGTCTTTGCTCGGAAATATTTTATATACTGCCATTTACTTTCTTTTAGAATGTTACTACTCTACCTTGTATATCCAAGTCAGGGTATTTGATTTCAAATATAGATGGGTCTAATGATGGATAGATGACTCCTTTTAATGTCGCTGCACTAATATCATAAGAGTATTTCGAATATCCAAGTAGTTCTCCAGCATTATTTGTAATAGTTACTTTTTGAACTGTCTGTACGCCTGTTACTTGATCTAGTAGGGTATAGATTTCTGATAATATGATAGGTTGGTTGATTTGCCAATTATCAATATTAAAGTAATCTTTTAAAGCTGCTATACAAGAAGCTAATACATCTCTATTAGAGAAATTAGGTCTTAGTATAATATCGAATGTGATACCTATGTTAATTATGTATGCATCCTTTATGTTAATAGAATCTGTTAACATTCTATACTGCGATACGTACGTTTTAATATTTTGCTTTAATGTATTAGATGGTAGTGCTAACTGCTTACTATTATTATATGCTAGTATGTAGATAGATGCTGCTAATGGATCTTGTGTTGATATATCACCTCCGGTAGCTTGTTTAAATATAATATCATCCTTCATCACATATGCTTTAGCTACTTGTCCGAACTTAGCAGGCATACCGTAAGTTACTGCTAGATAATCTTCTAACGTAACTGCTCTCATTTGAGATGGAAACTGGCTTAGTGTATTTAATCTTAATTGCTCTATTGTATCTCCATCGCCTCCTCCTACTGCAGGAACTGAATTATTAGCAGCAAGCAGACTTAATATCTGTGCTCCTACTGTTGAGTTTACGATACCGCCAAAGAAACTGTACGTGTACTTACCTATCTTAGTTAGTTCATTAGATTGTACATTAGCTTTTGCACCTCCACCTACTAGGTAACTAAGTGTTAGAGTTGTATTAGAAGGAGCTATACCGTACGTCTTCGTTGTTATAAAATTAGACGGATCGTAAGCTGTATTAAGTTTTGTGAGACTATCAATAGTGCCAGCACCCACTGTTGCAGGATTTGGGATTATAGGCTCATCTGCACCTTCATTTACACCAGCTCCAAATTGTATCTCTAATGTACTATTTGTTTTGAATCTCGTTACGAATCTACGTGGTATCTTTTCTATATTTAAAAGATAAGGAACTGTTAGACTCCCTGTACTATACTGCGGATTTAATGCAGGTATATTATCGACTGCAGTCATTATAGTATCCTGAGCTAAATAAGGAACTTCATACCATTTGTGGCCGTCACTATCGGTACAGTTAATTACCTCTATAATGTTAGTATCCGTAAGTGTCTTAGTTGCGAATTTTTCACTTCTATCGAAAGCTAGTTGAGCTGTTCTTACAGTTCCTGATATAGCTTTGATTGTCTTCTTTAAAAGATAGTAGAGAGGATCTCCGTTATTATCTACACTATATACTGAGATATCTACCGGGTCAGCGGATGATGATACAGCGAAGTTGATTTTTTCTGGTACATAGAACTGAGTATCAGCATTAAGTTCTGAAGATACTTGCATACCTTCGTCTATTATTAGAGCGTAGGTATAATCAGGTACGTAGTTACCTAGGCTTCCTGATGCCGGTACTACTTGGTATACATCTAAATCTACTGATGCTGCTGATGTTACCTTTGGTCTATAACCTAACATATAGGCTAGGGTATATAGGTTATCTTTTTGCTTAGCGTATTGTAGAAAGGTTTCCTGTAGTTGATTGTCCAAGTAAAAAGACATTACATCTCCGACATAAGCTGCCATTTCGATAAACATCGTACCCGGAGAAGCGGTAGTAAAGTCATTATAGGCTGTAGGGAAATAGGTCTTTGCGTACTCAATTAAGGCAGATTTAAAATCTGTAAAGTCCTTATTAATGTACTTAATATCTTTTGTATTCGTATTGTTAGCCATTTTGGAAATTTAAAGAAACTTCATCTTCTTGCCCTGTACTATTTACACTATAGGAAAATGATATATTTAATATGTTTTCGTCGTAATATGGTGTAACTTTTACTTTCACAACTGTTACTGTTGGAAAATTAGCTTCAACTCCGCTCCTAATAGCAGATTCTAAATTAGCAGCTGTTTGATCTGACATCTGCTCAAATAATTGCTTTCTTAGACCTAATCCAAAGTTTGGAACAAATACCCTCTCACCTGGTGAGGTTAGTAGGTAGTTAATTATGTTATACTTTAATTGCTCTTGAGTAGTGTACACAGTTGTAAATACTCCGGGTGTAGAAAAGGGTATAGCTACTCCTACGCCTGTACTCGGCTTTAAATCTAACGGATTTATATTTATCTGGTTATAGGCCATTAGATACTTCCTTTAGCTTTCATTGTTTGCATTAATTCGGTAAAGTCAGGTACAACATCTATATTCACTTGATTTATATCTGAAGTAGGTCTAACACTTGCTAACATTTCTGAAACCGTCTCTACAACTTGGGGCTGTATGGTATTAGAGGATCGAGTCGGTGCAAAAGATCCTTCCTGTTCGAACATTTGCGGAAATCCCTGAGCTATATCTGAACCTGCACTAATCAAAGTCTTATACTCCTCACTATCCATCCCGCGAGCTGTTTCTGCTAATAGTTGCTGTAGGGGATCGTCAGAGTAGACTACCGACTGCTTTTGTTTAACCTTAGGAGCTTCCTTTATAAAACTTTCCTTTAATGTTCCAGTGTAATTAGTTTTAGGAGCCGGTTTTTTAATTTCGGTCATAAAGCTCTTAAGTTCTTCTCTTAATACACTTCTTACTTCCTCTCTAATTAGCTTTCTAAATGCATCTAGCTTTGCCATATTTATAAATATTTTAAATTTAACTATTCTACAACTATTATTCGTTAGCTTTTGCCATGTCTTTTGCTAAGACCTCTGCTGCCTTAGCTTTAAGGATTGGACCTGAAGCTGGTGATGCTAAAATTAACAGCCATTTCTCTCTTTCCCGTTCTGTTAATCTCTTTTCTGTATCTGGTGCACCTTCTGAGATTTGCGATCTCTTACTTACGTTTGCAGCAGTTGTATTAGCTAGAGAAGAAGCTCCTGTATATTTACCATCTTTAGCACTTTGCTTTAATGCTTTAGCAGAATCTGTAGCAAATTTACCTACAAGTTGTCTAATCGTCCTTTGGAATCTTCTACCCTTCTTCTTTAATCCACCTACAAAGTTCGTTACTTCTGTCTGAACCTCCGCATTAATTCCTATGAGCTCAGCTTCATCTGTAAGACCTATTGATTCAAATATATCGTTATCAGAAGGTGTTAATTCAGAGGCTGTACCTAATATATCAATTCCTACTATACCTGTATCTGAAATAAGCCCTTTATTTTGGAGAATCAATATTAATTCTTGATATAATATATCCAGATCCGTAGCAAAGGTTAATTGCGTTTCTGCTACTAGTACCCCTCTATTATCTAAAGCTATCGCTTTTCTTCTTTTATATTTAATACCTTCATCAACTAACTCTTCTTCTTCAATCTTCAAAGTGTATCCGTTATACGTACGCTCTTTTCCTGTCTTACTCGCTTGTGCTTTTGCATAATTAACTGTAAACTGTGTCAGTTGATTTTTAGTATTGTTTGTTCTACTAACAGCATCTTTTAGGCTAGCTACGACAGGCGAATCACTTGTTGCAGCACAACTCTCAAGATTAAATATAATGGTATTTATATATCCAAGCAACTCATCAATCTTTCCTACTATACTCAGAATAAAACTATATATCAGATCAACAAGTGCGAAGATTTCGCTTACCCTTTTCTGTACCTTCTCTATAAATTTCTTAGCCGATTGTAATGCATCAGAAAACTTTTGAGTTATTGTTACGATTGTAACGATATTGGGAATAGGTATAAAAGAGAGTATCGTTATGATTACGTGTAGTACTTTTGCGACTACGGATAATGCTTTACTTACAACTTGCAGGAGTTTAACATACTTTAAGATCTTTAGCGCTACTTGGTTTATACTTCTTAGTACTACTGCAATTTTCTTAAAAGCAGGTAATAGTTGAGCGGGATTGATAGCTTTTTGAATACGTTGTAACTGCTCTGCTAGATTGAGATTAGTTGTATTATTTAATACATTTACAACATCTTCTACTGTTTGCATATTAGCAATAGAGTACATCGTTGACTGTACGTTCCTAATTTTAGTTAACAGTCTCTGTACATCTGCATTAGGTATTGTATTTAAGTCTGTATAACTATTCAACGATCCAGCTACATCTGCTACATAATTCTTAGCATTAGCTAGTTGCGGCATTACAGATACGAGATCATTATCTATCAACCCATTTATCTCGTTTATAGTTTCTTTAATAGTTGTCAACTTCTCCTTGCTAATCACTTTATTAGCTAGTGCACCTGAATCTATATCCTGAACAAGTTTCTTAGCTTTACTTTGAAGTTTTTCTAGTTTCTTACCGACTACTGTATTGGTTCCAGTTAAGGAGTTTAGTTTTATATTAGACAATACGTACGTTACTATATTACAAAGATCTACTTTCGATATCTCCTCTACGAGTGGTCTTATCCCATTTATCTTAGTCTTACTTCCAGGTATCTTAATACCAGGCTTTAGTGCATTACCGTAGTATGCATCATCTACAGTATTCTCGATAGTAGCTAATCCCTTTGCTATTGTAGTAAGAAGCTTCTCTATGCCTTTACCTCCTACTTTCCCCTGTAGCCCTGATCTTACCTGTTGGGCAGCTTGTTGTTGTGCGTAAGTCGGAGGTTTTACTGTAGGTGCTTTTACAGATGGTGTTGGTACTGTCTGTACTGGTGTTGGTATATATTGAGTGCGTGATACCGGTATTTGTAAAGGTGGTCTTTGATCAGACATTATAGCGTATAGGTT